GTCAGGGGATGATAAAACTACCCTCTGGACTCAACATGCGTTATGACGATCTATCTTGGAAGCAAGGTTCTAAAGGCGTAGAGTTTGACTATGAGACTAGGCGAAGCCGAACCAGAATCTATGGGGGCAAAGTTGTAGAGAACATATGCCAAGCGTTCGCAAGGTGTATAATTGGTGATCAGTTAGTAGACATAACCAAGAAGTACCGCGCAGTGCTTACCGTACATGACTCCATCGTTTGTTGTGTACCGATAGCTGAAGCGGAAGAAGCACAGGCATATATAGAAACGTGTATGCGTAAGACACCTGAATGGGCAGAAGGGCTACCACTAGACTGCGAGTCTGGAGTCGCTAAAGCCTACGGAGACTGTGAACCAGCATGAGTAATGTTATAGACCTTAACAAGTTTAAGAGTAGTAAGGAAAAACTGGGCGAAAATGAAACCGAAGGTAACTATCTTAGTATCCTTGTCGGGGAATCTAAAGGGGAGGAGATAGTTATTCTTGTAGAGCAAGTCGAAGTAGTGGGTACCACAACGCACAGTGAAAAACTGGTGCTTACTGTAGACATGTTGCACAGTCTTATAGAAGAATTAATTAGCGCAGCGGACGTGATAGAGGGTATGGAATGAGTATAAAGCCGTGGTCGTTCTCAAAGATTAAGTCTTTTGAGCAGTGTCCCAAGAAGTTCTACCACCTCAAAGTGGCGAAGCAGTACAAGGAACCTGAGACAGAGGCGATGTACTACGGTACAGCGTTTCACTTAGCGGCAGAGGAATACGTTCGGGATGGAACGCCACTCCCTAATAAGTTTATGTATGGCAAGGCAGTGCTAGATTCCCTCATAGATAAGAAGGGGGAGAAGATATGCGAGTTGGAGATGGGACTCACAGAGAACCTAGAGCCATGCGGATTCAGAGATGATAACGTGTGGTGGAGAGGTATAGCAGATTTGGTTATCCTTGATAGAGAATCTAAGGTAGCATGGGTTATAGACTATAAGACAAGTAAGAACACTAGGTACGCAGACAAGGGTCAGTTAGAACTGATGGCTCTAGCGGTATTCAAACACTACCCCGATATCAAAGTAGTGCGTGGTGGACTCGTGTTCGTAGTGTGTAACGAGTTAGTGAAAGAAGAGTACGACTATGCTGTAGCACCGAGTCTTTGGACTAAGTGGCTTGCCGATTACAATCGTATGGAACAGGCGTACAAAAAAGATGTCTGGAACGCTAATCAAAGCGGCCTATGCAAACGTCACTGCGTAGTAACAGAATGTGTTTACAACGGGAGAAACTAATGCCGTACAAGAATAAAGCAGATCGTAAGAAACAAAAGAACCCCCCTGTCGGTAGCGCGGCACACAAAGCCCGAATGGAACGACAACGTGCTAGACGCGCTATGGACAGGAAAGGCAAAGATGCTAACAACGATGGTAGGGCCGACAAGCGCGAAGGCAAAGACGTTAGCCATAACGTAGCATTAAGCCGAGGTGGTAGTAACAAAGATGGTGTACGGGTAGAAAGTTCTTCTGCTAACAGAAGACGGAACTATAAGTCTTGAGCCGCTACTGCGCCTAGAGATACTAAAACGAAAATTAACATGTAGATGATCACGGTTGCCTCTGGAGTATTTGTTTGGAGGCGGCATTCTACATGGGGTTAACAGACATTGGTAATGTTTAATTGGTATTTACTTAATACTTGATTGGTATGTGTGAGACGTTGCTTAGATGCGTCATAAAACAAAATACGTTCTTTCTCTCCGAGAAGTTTTATACGTATAAAATCTAGGAAGTTCAAAAGCCCTTGCCGATAGTCAGGGGGATATAACATGCAGACCTAGTCCTATCTGCGAGCGAAGCAGGACTTATTTTTAAAACGCTTACTCCACCCGGGGAGCTGGGGTGTAAGTACTAATACATTAACGAGTTAACAGGACACTTAAATAATGCAGATAGTAGATAACAGGGCGTTATTGTTACGTCTTCGCAACCCTAGTCAGGTGACTACGGTGATACCAAAGAGTAAAGAGTTAGCAGATAACCAAGTGTTAGTTAACTGGGGTATAGAAGAGGCGCATGTGCTACGTAACTTAAACATAAAAGCCCCCTCTCCTATAGAAGGTAAGTATGAATGGACAGGTCAATACGCACCGTTCGACCATCAGAAGACTACCGCATCATTCCTAACACTTAACAGGAAGTCATTTTGCTTTAACGAACAGGGTACAGGCAAAACCGCCTCCGCCATATGGGCATCAGACTACCTGCTTAACGTGGGTAAGATAAACCGCGTGTTGGTCATCTGCCCACTATCTATTATGGATTCCGCATGGCGAGATGATCTGTTTAAGTTCGCTATGCACAGGACTGTTGATGTAGCCTATGGTGCGGCGGCGAAGCGTAGAAAGATTATTAACAACGGTGCTGACTATGTAGTAATAAACTACGATGGGTTAGCTATCGTCGAGGACACAATAGCCAATGGGGGCTTTGATCTTATAATTGTAGATGAAGCTACCCACTATAAGAATCCACAGACTACCCGTTGGAAAACTCTAAACAGGTTGATCAAACCAAATACTTGGCTATGGATGATGACAGGTACACCTGCGGCACAGAGTCCGTTGGATGCTTATGGACTAGCCAAACTAATAAACCCTAAAAGTGTACCTAGGTTCTTTGGTTCTTTCCGCGACCAAGTCATGCGTAAGGTAACTAACTTTAAGTGGGTTGCCCTAGAGACTGCTACAGAGACAGTGTATAACGCGTTACAACCTGCCATTCGATTCACAAAAGAAGAGTGCCTTGACCTACCACCGATGGTATACGTCAAGCGGGAGGTAGAGTTAACACGTCAACAGAAGAAGTATTACAAAGAACTAAGAGACAGGATGGTAATGCAAGCGTCAGGTGAGCAGATAACTGCGGTCAATGCGGCTGTAAACATGAACAAACTGTTACAGATATCCGCAGGTGCAGTGTACACAGACGATGGAGGGGCGTTGGAGTTTGATATTAAGCATAGATACAAGGTGCTACGGGAGGTCATAGACGAATCTAGTAAGAAGGTGTTAGTGTTCGTACCCTTCAAACATGTGATAGACCTACTTACTACCAAACTACGCGAAGATAAAATATCCACCGAAGTAATCCGTGGGGATGTTAGCGCACCGAATCGCACTAGGATATTCAAACAATTCCAAGAACAAGATGATCCCAAGGTGCTAGTGATACAACCTCAAGCGGCGGCACACGGGGTTACGTTAACAGCCGCAAACACTGTAGTGTGGTGGGGGCCAACAAGTTCCCTAGAAACCTACTTGCAAGCTAACGCTCGTGTACACAGGTCAGGACAAGACCATAAGTGTACCGTTGTCCAACTACAAGGATCTAACGTAGAAAAGCGTGTTTACTCACTACTAGACAATAGGATAGACGTTCACACAAAAATTATAGATCTTTATAAAGAAGTGCTTGACTAGCACACAAACACTCACTAAAGTGTACATCTCATCAACGATTGGAGGAAATATGAGCAATAATGTGACCCCTGAGAAGCTGACCGAGACTTACTTGAAGATAAAGGTAAAGAGAGCGGAACTGTCAGCAGAGTTTAAAGATAAGGACTCTGTGCTTGCAAACAACCTTGAGAAGATAAAAGAAGCACTACTCAAGTATTGCGAGGAGCAAGGTGTAGAAAGTGTTAAGACATCAGCAGGGCTGTTTTATAGATCAGTTAAGACTAGGTACTGGACTAGCGATTGGGAGTCTATGTACAAGTTTGTTATGGAGAACGAGGTACCAGAGTTCTTTGATAAACGTCTTAACCAAGGTAATGTTCGGCAGTTTTTGGAAGATAACCCCGACCTTGTACCAAAAGGTCTTAACGTAGATTCAGAATTCGCTATAGCGGTGAGGAAAAAATAATGAAAGATAAGGAAGTATTTGTACCCATAGAAGACATAGCCGCGTATTTTACTGTGTCTCACCACACAGTACGTCAGTGGATACGCAAAGGACACATTGCCCGTGGAGCCTACATAAAAGCAGGTAACACTTACAGGTTTAAGCTTTCAGATGTCCTTAACTCGTTACTGTCTAATGGCGCTACGGTTGACCCAACAGAGGAAGGTGCTAAAGCTACAGTGCGCTCCTCGCAAAAAGAGGCTGAAGAAAAGGTAAAAAGTTACACAGAGAGAAAAGAAGCCGCTTCTCCCGCAGAGATGGAAGATTTGTTCGACGAGGACATGTAGTGTGCGTCGAATTAGTTTGTACGGTAGTAAGTTTTCTATTGTAGTTGGTAACGAAACAGCTATTATAGAAGAAGACTCTAAGGACATCATAGTTGTCAATGCGGCTCCTATCTCACGCTCATACTTTGAGAATGCTTACGACCCTAACAGGTCATTGGCACCAACGTGTTGGTCAGCAGATACGCAAAGACCCTCTGTAGATGTACCCCAAGAGAACAAGCAAGCCACCCGTTGTATGGATTGCCCACAGAATATACGTGGGTCAGGTAGTAATCGGGGACGTGCTTGTAGGTTTGCCCAACGGATAGCTGTAGTGTTTGAAGGTCAGTTAGACGAGGTATACCAACTACAGTTACCTGCTACCTCTATATATGGTAGGGGTAACGGTGGACACATGCCGATGCAAGACTATGTTAAGTTCTTGTCTAGCAGAGGTTCTGTAGCAACTCGCATTGTTACGCGAGTATATTTTGATGAACAAAGTCCGATCCCTAAACTTTATTTTAAGCCAATACGGTCACTGAATGAAGGCGAGGCAGAAAAGGTTTCAGAGTTAAAGAATCACCCCGATACATTGAAAGCGATAAGCCTAGATGTGTTTGCGGAACCTAAGTCTCCTTTCTCAGTAGTAGAAGGTTTTGAATTAAACGCAACCAGTAAAGGAATATAGTATGAGTTATATAATTGAAAATGTAGAGATACTCTACCCCCGTATCAATCAGCCGTACAAGTTTGACCAGACGGCAGGTGAGAACGGCAAGAGCGTACCCTGTGACCCGTTTGACGATGGCGCTAAGTACGAAACCAAGTTCCGTATGGACAAGGATCAAGCCAAGGCTCTTTATGGGCAGATGGACGCGGCTTACCAGAAGGCTAAAGAAAAAGGTTGGCCTGAGAAGATAGACTTCCCGTTTGAAAAGCAAGATGACGGTATGTTTGTAGGCAAGGCTGTACTCAAAGCGGCATACGGTAAAGATGCTACTACTCCCCCAAAGCAGTTTGACGCTAAGAGTAAGGAGTTACCAGAAGACTTTAAACTCACTACAGGTAGTACGGCTAATGTCGCTGTTACTTTCTACCCTTACAACATGCGTGACGCAGGTGTATCTGTCCGCTTACGTGCTGTACAGGTTATCAAGTACTTACCTATGGAAGCCGCTTCACCGTTCGGTGTAGTAGCAGATGGGTTTGAGTTAGATAGTGACAACCCTTTTGAAGCACAAACCTCCGTACCAGTAGCACCCGCAGTGGTAGCAGAAGTTAGTGATGACTTGTTTGGAGATGATACCGTACAAGAAGCCCCTGTAGAACAGCCAAAGAAAACCGCTAAGAAGAAGTCCGTAGCACCAAAAGAAGAAGACAAAGACTTAGCATCCATCGTTGATAATTGGGACGGGTAAAACCTCCCCCCTTTAAATAACCTGTAGCTAGGATACTAATCCGAAAAGGGTGCATATGCACCCCTGCTACCCTACCTCTCGGATGCGGATATGAATACTAAATCATTTTTGCAGAGGGCTTTAGCCGACAGCGGCTCCTACTGTATTTGGGCGCATAACAAGAAGACTGATCGTATACAACAAAAGTTTTACTCTAAGATAGATCAGTTAATAGACAAAGCGCACGAACTAGATATAGATGGATACGATTGTTACTTTGCTCTCGCAAGCTTTAAAGAACCAACCTCACGGAAGGTCGATAACGTACACAAGTTACAGTCATTCTTTTTTGACATAGACTGCGGTGACGTTAAAGACAAAGAAGGTAAGGGGTACGCTACGCAAGAAGACGCGATAGTAGCCCTACAAGGGTTCTGTAAGACCCTAAAACTGCCTACGCCTGTACTTGTTAACTCTGGACGGGGTGTACACGTATACTGGCACCTATCTGAACCCGCCATATATGATGATTGGTTCCCAGTAGCTTCACGTCTAAAGGCTCTGACAAAGACACACGGGCTAATCTGCGATCACTCAGTGACCTCCGATGCGGCTAGGATATTGCGTATACCTACTACGCATAACCATAAGACTACTCCCCCTACGAAAGTAGCGTACTTCGGTAACACTGATCAGGGTCTAGTTAACTTCGATGCGTTCTCAGAACTGCTTGGACATGACTCGATACC